CGTACGTCCCACGGCTCGATTGGGTCCCGCGCATTTGGGGGCGAGAGCGGGTTAGCGGGCGTCCCCTGGGGTGGCATGAAGGATGGCACACGGGGCGCCATTGGGGTGCCCTGCGGCGTAGTGGGCCCGGGCGGGGGCGAGCTGCCTGGGGGTAGGCTGGTCCCGGGCTGGGTGAAGGCCGGCGCAGGCGGGATCAGCCCTGGCGCCATGGGAGGGGTCGCAGCGGGCCCTGGAGGGGCCGCTGGTGCTTGCGGCGCCGCTGGAGCGGCCGGGGCAGGGGGCGCAGCCGGAGGAGCCTGGACGGGCACGGGAGGGGCCGCAGGAGGCAGCGGTCCAAGGTCGGTCTTCGGCGGCCCCAGGGACGGGGCGGCCGGCGTGGGGGCAGGCGCCGCCGGCTGGCCCATGGAGAGCGGCCCGCCGACAGGGGTGATCTGCCCGGCCTCGGCGATGCCCTTCCAGAGCACCTTCGTATTCGCCGGGTCGGTCACATCGACAACCATCGACATGGTCTGGCCGTTGCCGAGGGGGACGGAAGTCATCTTCACAGTTCCGGCGATCAGCTTATCGCGGTACTCATCCGTACCCTTCCCCGCCGCGCGGAGACGGGCCCAGGCCTGCTCCTTATCGGAGTCGGTCTTGCCCGTGCCGAGGGCGCCCCTGGCTTTGGCCAGCTTGACCAGGTCATCATCCGATTGGCTCAGCATCCACTCGTAGAGCTGGACATGGGCCTCGGGTGGGCCCTTTAGGGTCGACCCGACCTGCTCGCCCGTATTCGGGTTGTAGGTGGTTGCCTGGGAGCCGGCCGCTTGAGAGATGGTCTTCGTCGGCGCCTGGGTGGCCTCGGAGACGCTCTTGATGAGGGCCCCAACCTGCTCGGGCGGGACCAGGTGGAAGCTCTTCAGGAAAACGGGGTCCTGCATCGCCCGATTGAAGGTCTGGTAGGGCTGTTCGTCGGGGTTCTCATTCCGCAGCTCGCCGACGCGGCGCATGATCTGCCCCTGCGCCTCCGTCTGGCGCAGTCCCTCATCGGTCTTGCGCTGCTCGACGGCGTTCTGTTGCGCATAGGCGCGGCTCTGCCCTCGCGCATGGGAGCCAATCCCAAAGACGTCGAGCAAGCCGAAGGGCTCCGGTGTCGTATTTGGGCCCGGGCCGGTAGGCATCCCGGGAAGCGGGATTGGTATCTGTGGGACGCCCATCGTCGGGGCCGTCTCGCCGTAGGAGACTTGAGGGTCCCACGACGGGGCCGGCTCGGGCGTGGTGATGCCCAAGGCGTCGGTAATGAATGAGAACGGGTTTGCCATGTCTTATCCGCCCTGGAGTCCCTTCGGCAGGAGCCCGGGGACGATCCCCTTCTCCGAGGTGCCGGAGCCGGTGCTCTGCTGCTGGTTGGCGATGTTCGGGGAGGTGATGCCGGCCATCAGCTGCAGGGCCTGCATTAGCGACTCCAACCGCTTATTATGCGACTCCATGGCGCGGCCGATGCCACGCTCCTGGACCTCCATCGGGAGGGACTGGGCAGTGAGGTTCTTAATCATCCCCTCAAGGTCCTGCTGCTGGAGCTGGACTGCGTTCTGCTGCAGGGCGCGGCCTCCGGTCCAGGCCTCGTTCCCCATCTTGGTGGCGATGTCGCCCACCATGTTCTGGGCGCCCTCAATGGCGATGTTGCCCGCCCTATCGAAGGCGGAGCTGCCACGGGGGCCCGTCTGCTGGCCCGCCATGGCGAATTGGGAGGGGAGCCCGCGCGAGAGGGTGCGTTGGAGCCCCTGCAGGGTTGGGCGCTGGGCCGCCTCGACGGCGGCCGTGAAGAAGGGATTACCGCCCGCCTGGCCCGGCAGGAACTTCCCCATCATCGAGTCCTGCAGGTACTGACTTCGGGTCGGGTCGAACGCGAGTGACTCGCTCCCCGCCATCGCCCGTCTCTGGGCGTCGTTGATGTCCCCGGTAAACGGCCCGCTGTACCCCGGGGCTCCACCGCTTTTGTAGAGCGACTGCAGGGTGCTCCCGAAGTCGCCGCGGAGGTCCTTGAACGGGTTCAGGTCGACGGGGGCCGAGGTGCTCTGCTGCTTCTGCTCGCTCCCGCCGAACATCGTTCGCATCAACTCGCCCATTTTCAGGCTCCAGCTCGAACTGATAAACGGAGGCCACCTTCTCGGCCCGGCCTGCCTTCTGATAGGCGCGGAGCCAGATGGGGTCCTCGCGGCCCGTCTCATTAACGGCCACGAAGCTAGTATAGCCCCTCTCACGGAGGAAGGCTACCATGGCCGAAAGGAGGGCATTCCGGGCCTCTGGGCCCCTGTGGGGTAGCCCAACCACCTGGGGACGGTCAGTTAGGCCAATCTCGGGGAGGGCCAGGATCAGCAGGCCATCCAACTGAGATTTCGTCCGTCCAACGCCCCACACCACGGCGCGGCCCTCCTGAACGTCCGCCACCAGACGAAGCCACTTTCCGGCGTCCGGGGTCCACTTCTCCAACCACTCCACGACCGGCCCCAGCCCGAAGGCCAGGGGGTTCTCGATCCGTCCCGTCTCCATGTCCCACTCCCGTCTGGGGGCCCGCTAGGGCCCCCACCTTGGTTACGCCCGCTGCTTCGCGATCAACTGCGGCAGCTCCTTGATGACCACCGCCGCGGCGGCCACGAGGACGGCCGTGAGGAGGTTCTTCAGGAAGGCATCCATCGAGCCGTCCGTCTCGGCCGGTTGCGGGATGATTACCGGGGGCTGGACCGGCACAACAGGCGTCGGTTGCGGTGGTAGCTGGTTAACGCCGCTCTGGATGCTGTTGAGAAACTGCTGGATGAGGGGGAGGAAGATCGTCCAGTTCATATCAGGCTCCTTTGGTGGGGCTGCCGGGGGCGCCACGGGGGGTTGGATAGTGGCGCCACTCGGCACATAGCGCCCATCATTGTAGTCTTGCATAACCATATTGTCGAGCTTGTTCGCTAACCACCAGACGATGGCGGCCATCCCCACTATGGCGAGGGCGGCCCCGATGTTGAAGTAGGCCTGCCCGTCCAGGGCCTGGGTCGAGCCGAACCAGGTCGCCACGGTGCCAATGGTCGTCTGGGCCCCCGTCTTCACCCGGTCGAGGAGGACCAGCTTGGTGCTCTGTTCGCGGACAGTGGTCTCGCCCGCCAGCTCGATGAGGCGGAGGTAGACGGGGAGGCAGCCAACCTGCTGGTCGACGTGGTTGGGGTCGTAGTTGTGGTCGGAGACGTACTTCCCCTGGACGTAGATGTTAGTCCCGCTCCATACATAGGGGGAGGGGCGGCCCATCTGCGCATACCCGTACCCGTTGAAGGCCTCCCACTTGTAACACATCATCTCGATGGTCCAGGTGAGCTTCCCCCAGCCCATCATCGCGATGGCGTCTAGGGCGCTCTCCTCCCAGGTCGCGAAGGGGCCTCGGCCTACGGGGACGATGGTCGTCCTCCGGCCTGTCCCGACGATGAGCTGCCCGTTGTGGAGGACGCCCTTGAAGTTCCCGTTACACTCGCGGAAGTGGGCGACGGCGATCCACGCCCAGGGGACGCCGGTTTGGCGCTCGATCCCCTGGTAGCGCTCTTTTCCCGCTAGGAGGGCCCTAGCGGCGCGGTCAATCGCGCCCTGCCACTCCGGCTTGACCTGAGCCAGCTTCAGCCAGCTCGTGTAGCGGGGGCCCATATACGCGAAGGTAGCCATATTCCGTCTCCTTACCGTCTTTCATCACCACACTCTTCTCGCCGCTATGTAGCCCGTTCCACGAATTGTGCTTGCCGAGAAGCCCGACTCCATCACGAGGTAAATTGTGGTGGCCGCCGCCAGCTTCATAGACAAGGGGCCGACAGGGAAAATCTGGAACTGGGCAGTACCCGGCGTGTATCCGGTAGGATATTGCTGCGAGAGTGCGGCACCAACAGGGTCGGGAGCCGTCGCAGCTGATGTTTTCCTGATCGCGCCCAGAAAGTTGTCAACCACGGTCGTACCTGACCCGAAGAACAGCGCGGCGGCACTTAGCGACCAACTGCCCGCAGTCAACCGAAGCGCAGCGATATTTTGCCTTGTGGCGGAAACGAAGAAGACACGAGAGTCGGCCGTGTGCGTCCCAGACTGCGACCCACCAGCGGTACTTATGAACGTGCCGGCGATTGCGTTGTCAACCGTCGTCGCTAGATTGAAGGTGTTCGCGTCGATGGCCTTGAGATAGTAGGTGATGTCGGCGACGATGGTTGTCGTCCCGCCGTTTGGCAGCGTGCCGGTTGTGGTGAATTTGACGGCAGTGACCGCCCCGACCGCAAACCCGTGCGCCACCCACGTCCCAACGCACGGGTTCGCAATAGTCAGCGTAGCCGTGGCGTTGGCGTTGTTGACCGCGTCCTCTAACCGAGACGCGATAAGCTCCCCGATGGTGCCTGCCGCCGCGCTATCATTCGTTCCTGTTCCTGTGAAGAAGCCGCGGGCGGGTGTCACGTCACCGATGGCGCCGGGTGACGAGAAGCGGGCCGCCTTGACGATGGCGGAGAGCGCGGGCGTGCCGTCAACGTAGGTCCAATCGATGTCGCCCGTCGCCTCAGTGGCGACCAGCAGCGCGGCGATGGCGTCCTCGGCAGCCTCGGTGAAGTCGGTGATCGCCGTCGAGGCGTGCGTGTGCCCGACAGCGGACTTTTCACCGTCTAGCTCGTTAATGGCCGCTTGCACTGTGGTGGCGGCGATGTTGCCTGCTGGGGTGTTCGTGATCGCTGACCCGGCGTGGGCGTCGGCCGCGTCCGCGAGGTGGGCGGCAAGGTCGCCCGCGTCCTCCACAATAGCGGCTTGAACTTCTGTCGCGGCAATACCGGCGGCTGGGGTGAAGGCGATGGCCGATGCCGCGTGCGCTGCCGAGGTGTCCGCGATGTGTGCGGCGAGCGCCGCATCGTCTGTGGCGGCATCGCCAGCCAGCTCATCAATGGCCGCCTGCACCGTTGTCGCCGCTATAGTGCCGGCCGGGACGTTGGAGATAGCACTCGCGTCGTGGGCGTCGACGGTGTCCGCGAGGTGCGCTGTTACATCGCCCGCAACCTCCTCAATGGCGGTTTGGACATTAGTCGCAGCCACTCCAGCAGCCGGAACGAAAGGAAGCTCAGACGCGGTAGCGGCTCCGGCGTCGGCAATGTCGTCAGGGTATCGGGCGAAGAGATACTCGGTCATGGGAAGTCCACTGTAGAGTAGCCGATGCGGTCCCCATCGGAGACCCAGGTTAGCGGCAGTATTTCCAGCGCAAAGTTGGCAAAGCTGCGCCGGGTCAGGATGCGGGCGTTGTCTCGATCAGTAACGCCCTGCCCCAAGTCTATCACCTCATAGCCGATCCGACCACCCCTGATTAGCAGCCGTATTTTGGGCTTCCCCCCTAGGACCGGGCCGTCATAGGCGGAGTAGTGGGTAACTTGGCCGCGGAGCATGATCGGGACTACGTCGTCCCGGATAGCGACACGGTTGTCACTGGCGCGGTGGGTCAGTTGCCAGACCGTACTGTCCGCCCGATCCTCAATGGTGATGATCTGCGGCAGGGGCGGAACCCTAATTTGCCTCGTTTGTGGCATCACAACCCCATCTTCGCGAGAAACGCCGCTTCAGTAGCGGCTTCGGATTGGGCCCGCGATGTCCCTACCACAGCAACCCACACCCCATTTGACCAGAATTGGGGAAGGTGCCGCAGTAGCTTCGCGTGGAGCATGGCTTGCGCGATTGTCTCCCCGTAGAGCGCGACAACGTTGTCCCACCACGCTTCAGGATCGACAACCAGCTTTCCAAGTAAAATATTCTCATCGCCGGTCATTACCGCACCCTCTTGCCGGAGAAGTATGTCAACTGGTTGGTTGGGCTCCCCGACTCGAAAATATCCACCACCTTCGTCCCAAAGTAGACAGTAACCTGGACCTCCGCCGTGTCTCCCGCGTCCATATCGACACCTGGGCAGTTCCAGTTGAGACTCAACATGCCACCTATGAGGAGTGGGGCGGGGTTCTGGAATTGGAGTAGGAAAGTCCTATTCGAGGTGACGAGGCGGACGCGGACCGCCGTGTGCCCCGCCAAAAGGCCATCGAGAAACACGATCCCACCGAAGTCGTAGGTCCCCGTCGTTACGGTGGTGAACTTCCCCGTCGTGGTGTTGAACTCCCCGAGAAGATCATAGAGGATGGTGTTGAAGATGATGCTGTAGTCTGTGTTGTCTCCCGTTACGTTTAGGATGGCTGCGCTATTGTAGGCGAAGAAGGCGGATGGCGTGACGGAGGCAGGGAGCCACGCCACCCCGTTGGACCAGACGATGGTTTGCAGGGTGGTGTCGTAAAGAAGACCCCCCTCTCTATCGGCCGCGGGCGGCAGCTCCGCCGTAGTGACATGCTGCAAGTGGAGCGGCCCCTGCATATGCTCTGTCCCGTCGAGTGGGAAGGCGAGGTTGAGGCGGGTGGCGTGGTCGGTCTGCGTCCGTTGGTTGGCAAGCGCGCTGGCGGCCATCGTCTTGGATAGGTCAGAGCCGGGCCGCCCCTGGCTGGGGGAGATGAAGACTTTATTTGCCATCCTCTCCCTCGCAGACGTGGGCCCGCAGCTTGGCTGGGGTCCCCTTAACTGTCGCCTTGCAAAGGCGACAGTGGCCCACCCAGGTCAGGCGGGAGTTCTCATCGATGATCCTGGCGCGAGCCTGGGGGCTCGCGCCGTAGCGGCGCCCGACAGCGATGGCGGCCCTCTTCATCTCCCTCGTCATCTCATCCCTCCCTGCGTCACATCGTTGTCCCACCCGCTCAGCTGCCAGGGCTCCCCATCGGTCCCGAACTGGTTCTCGAAGAAGCGCCCGCGTCGGTAGTGGACGGTGAAGTGACCGCCCTCGGGCAGGGAGGTGTCGAAGACCTGGGTGTCGATGATGGTGGCGGGCCCCGATGCGTGGTCCATCATCCTCACCGTCACATTGAGGACAGAGTTGAGCTTTTCTGCGAAGGCATAGACGCGCTTGAGGAGGCTGCGGATGCGCCCGTCGCCAGTGGCGCGTCGGCCTGACCTGATGAAGGACGGGAGGAAGGCGCCGGCGCCCGTCTGGATCGTATTGATCTTCCACAGCGTCCCAGCCTCGTCCCCAACCAGGTTGAGAGGGAAAGCGGAGAAGAGCTGGGAGTCGTTCCACCGAATGACCATCTGGTCCCACGTCTCGGTAATGTCGTCCCAGGTCAGGGCAGAGCCCACGACGCCGAGGCCGGGGGTGAGGAAGGGGAAGTCGCGGCGTGAGAAGGGAGTGGGCGTCTTGTCACCGACCTCCTCCAGGTAGTGCTCGACGAAGGCCTGCTCTGGCGGCTCCAGCTCGTCCCCCACCCCCGCGTCGGAGGTGAGAGGGATGCCCCAGATCAGCTCGCCGTTCTCCTCATCGAAGTGGTGGAAGCCGAAGTGCTGTCGAGCCGCGTCCCTGGTCCGGAGGACCTCCCGCCAGAGTTGCTGGTTGATCGTCGAGAGGGTCACCCCGTCGAAGAGATACTGCGCGTCGGCGCCGATGAACTCGTGGTAGTCCCCGAAGTCGGCCACGAGCCGGCCCGCCAGGGGGCCCACGCCCTCGCCCGCCTCGCGGAAGATGAAGATGAGGGGGTCGCCCACGAACTGGCATAGCGTAACGTGGTCGCGGGAGTAGAAGACAAGGCTGTCCCCCATGTCCTCGACCTCAGTGATATCAAACACGCCATCGTTCACCCTGAACTGCTCGCTGAGGCCCGTCCCGGTGTCGCCCGCGTTGAGGGGGAGCCCGATGTCGCTGTTAATCATCCCGGTCGGCAGCAGCTCACCCCCATAGGTGAGGGTGGCGTAGATCATCATGTTCTTGTAGACGAAGAGCTGCTTGCAGCGGAAGTTCATCGCCGCCTGCTCGACCAGCTGGGTGGCGCTGCCGTCCCAGGTGTGGACGAACTCGGCCCCGTTGGTGAGGAAGAAGAGATCGGGGTCGACCCCGCCCGCCCCGTCGTCGGGAGCGGCGAAGGTCGCGCTGTCCCAGAACGTGGTTATGTCGCCGGTGAAGGTGCGGCTTATCGTGTAGACGGCGCCCGCCCCTACGGTGCCGCCCGTGGTGGCGAGGGTCAGCTGGAGGCCGCCCGCATCGACGGCGGTGATCCTGATCCAGCCGGTGCCGGGCCAGGTTCGGTAGTCAGCCGTGCTGACTTTGAAGTAGTCTCCAACCTTCACCCCGGCCGCGAACCACCCCGTCCCTGTCCCCGTCACTGTCGTCCCCGATACAGCGACGGTCCCTGTCCCGTATCGGCGGTTCAGGAGGAGCGCGACGTCGGTCTCCGGGTCATACTCGAAGACATTCTTGGTGGTGGCGATGATCTGCTTCTGGGTCCCCGCCCGGAGGTAGAAGGTTTCGATCAACATGATGGGGTCGACAAAGTCAATCGCGCTGTGCTCCTGCCACCCCAGGTTCACATTCCCCACCTTACCCTGCTTGATACGGAAGTTACGGCCGTCCTGCAGGCCCCGCGCGGGGACCATCAAGGCGTCCAACCCGTAGTAGAGGCCCAGGTTAGGGCTGATTACTGCGCTGCTCTTCGCCATCTTCTGCCTGTAGCGCAATCGTCCGTTGCGGCGGTGGCGGAGCCATCGCCAGCTGCCTTGCCATCGCGATCTTCGCGATCAGCTGCCCCATCGTCTCCTTCATCTCCGCGAACTGGTTCCGCATCTGTTGGGTCGACTGCGCCACGACGTCGAGGCGCTGGTTCATAATGCCCTGCGTCATGATGGGCCAGGCGAAGGCGCAGTCCCACTCTGGTCCGGTCTCCGCGCCCCGGGTCACCTGCAGGGGGCGCCAGAACATGCAGCTCTGGCAGGCCTTGGGGTGGCTGCAATCTCGCTTCACAAGTGGGCAGTATTGGCCCTTCGGCCCTGCTATCTTTCCCGTCATGGCATCAGTCCTTTATCCCGATCACGACAATACGGCGCTTGATGTTGAAGTCCATTGCCACCCCAACGAAGGGATGGTCGTGGGTTGCGCCGCCGCCCTTCTCCGAGGATAGGCCGATGGTTGCGGCGGTGTCGCTGCCGGTTAGGATGTAGGAGTTATCTCCTAGGGAGCCGACGCTGCTGGCCAGCTGCCGGGAGGCGGTCAACCCTGGGGAGGTGTCGCCCGTGGCGCCAGCGACGACAAAGTGCTTATGCGCGGGCATCTGGGCTTCGGTAATAGCGTGGCCCGTAATGGTGCCGGTGGGGATCCGCGAGGCCCAGAGGGCGGTCATCAGCCCGGTCCCGCCGTTGAAACCGACGCTGCTGGTCCCGAGGCCCAGGGCGACATCGTTGAAGGCGGCGTCAGTCTCTTTCGTCCAACCGACGGGCGGCACCGTCATATCGAAGAGGAGGCGGTCGCCGGAGGTGAACTCGGGGCCGATTGAGCGCCAGACATCCGGGTCAATCGAGGTCGTCATCTGAACACGGCCGAGGGTCGTGTTATAGACGAGGGAGCCGATCTCCCATGTGGTGTCGGCGTCTCGGACGGCGGTACTGTTCTGGGGCAGCTTGTGATGGCCCGAGGCGCCGTGCTCGTAGAGGAGCCAGCTCTCGATCACCTCACGGAAGGTGCGGGCCTGTCCGGGGTAAATAGAGACGACCCCGGTATCTTCGGGGAGGGCCTCGTTAGGGGTGAAGGGTGGGCTGGACATGGTGGCTCCGAGATGGCGGGGCCCTAGTCTAGCAGGTCAGCTCACCGGAGCCAAGGGTCCCGGCGGTGGGTGTGGCGGGCCCCAAAGGCGTCCTTGTGGGGGACGAGGGTCTGGATACGGCTGACCTGGAGGCGCTTGTCGCGATTTATCGCCTCCTGCAGCTTCTCGGCCGCCCGCTGGGTCCACATCGTTGCCCGCTCCTCATCCTCGTTGGTGAAGAACCCATAGGCGGTCGCCTGGAGGAGGAGCCACTCCTCCGCATTGGTGGTGAACCAGTTGGTGTCGCCCCCTGCGGAGAGGGCGGTGAGGTACTTCCAGTAGGGGACCCGGATGCGGTACTCGCCGTCGGCGTAGAGGGAGAGGCTGTCCGAGAGGGGCCACACCTCCAGATTGGAGGCGCCCGCCTCGGAGGTGGGCTCGCTGCGGAGGACCATCTGGGGCGGCCCAATCGTCAGGGCGGAGTCGGCCTCCCCGCCGGCATCGGTGGTGACGTCAAACTCGACGGCCGCGCGGCTCTGGCCGATCTGCAGCTCTTGGATGTCGCCCGAGGCGTGGATCACGTATGGGCCGACCCCGGTGACGGGGTCAAGGCGGAACTCTTTGAAGTCGGCTGGGGTAGCGACCAGCACCCGCGTAGCGGGTGCTGTGACAAGGACGGCGGTGGCCGCCTTCATCACCTCGAAGTTGTGCCGCGTCTGCAGCGTCTTCATCGCCCGGTTGAGATAGGTGGGGATGAGCGCGGAGACGGCGGTGGGGACATCGATGAGGTTGGTGGCGACCTCGGTCTGCAGCTCGGTGAAAGTGGCCATGGGCTACCCCTTAGTTGGTCCGAAGAGGGGTAGCTCCTCCAGCTCGAATTCCGGATCGAATTCCAGCTCCAGAAGGGGTCTCGGGCTTGGCCTCGGCCTGGGCACGCTGCGTCTCCGACGTGACAATGCTATCGAGGACCTTTTCGGCCATTTCGAGTGTGAGAACGACGCCTTGTGTGAGAACATTGCCTTCTGGGTCCTTCACCTGATGCCGCCCGGAGGTCAGCGCCACGATAGAATACCCATTCTTCACCTTGACGACGGTCTTGTGCTCAATCGCCTCAGTGGCCAGGAGTTCGGCGTCCACTGCCCTGGCTGCGGCCGACATCGCCTCTTTGCGGCGCCGTTGGATGGCGAACCTCACGGTATCGAAGCCGGCCATCTTCGCCAGCTCCTCGCCCACCTCATGCCCGTGGGCGTTGAGGTACTTGCCCGGCTCATCCCGGTACATGAAGATGTCCATCCCCAGGTCCGTTGCGGTCCTGATGAAGACACCCCTGTCGTAGTCGATCTTTCTTTCAGCCATGGTTCCCGTCTCCGTACTTACCTGCGCGGCCTCGTCACTACATCGAGCATGTCTGAGAGGATCGTCCCAACTGTTGGGGGCGACTCGACCCCGTTCCCTTCATAGTACTCGTAGCCCTTCTCGTCGTCGACCTCTTCGGAGTCCCATCCGCAATGGTCGCACTCCCACGGGCCGGTGCGAACCTTGCTGTCGCCGTGGAGCATCACGTAGGGGGCCTCGCAGCCAGCGCGGCCGCAGGCGGGGCAATCCTTGTAGGTGTAACCGGGGCTGAGGTACTTGGCCATTTACTTACTCCATCGGTCTTGGCTGTCCCAAAACCGCTTGACATCGAAGTCGGCCGAAGCCGGGGCGGCGGAAAGGGTGAGGAGAAGGACGATCAGAAGGGTCTTCATTGGGTAGGCTCACTTTCGTTCTTCGGGTCCGGCTTCGCCGCCTCTTTCTCAAACTCCTCGATCCAGTTCATCGTCTCCTGCAACGCGCCATCGACTGCGTGAACTAGACAGACGGCCTTCTCTTTCTGAACCATCAACTCTTCAAGCCGCAGCTTCAATCTCTCAAGCGTCATCCCGTCGTCTCCTTTTAGTCGGCCGTGGCACCCACCGCGTAGAGGCGGATGTACTTGTCGACACCGTTGATAAGGACCTTGATGTACCCCTGGAGGGCGCCATCATTCTCGGTCGTCGGATCGTTGTTCCAAGCGCCACCGCCCGCACCCGGCAGCTCGAAGAGATGGGTCCAAGACTGCGAGCCGGTCTGGGCCTCCATCCGCTCGATGGAGAAGGGGACGATGACGCCGGAGGTGACGGTCGTGGCGGAGAAGGCTGCGCGCATCCTCAGTCCGACCACCTTGCCGGTGATCGTCCTAGTACCCGCGTCATCCGTAACCAGCTCGATCTGATGTCCGCGCACGTCGCCGGCGATGGTCCCCGCGGCGGTGCCGCGGAGATAGACGTCGGAGTGGAGGCCGATGATAGAGCCGGAGCCGGTGAGCGCGACACCGTCGCTGATCGAAGCACCAACCTCGGCACCGATGACGTTGTTCGCCATCGAGACGCCCTGCCGCGGCTTCGACTGGAAGCCGATGAATGAGTTGGCCGTGCCGGTATTTGTGATGGAGTTGAGACGGACGGTCCGTCCCGCGTTGTCGGTCGAGGTCGGGCTGGAATTGATGGTGAAGTTGCCGCCGGTGAGGGAGGCGTTCAGACCGAGGTAGAAGAGGGCACGCGCCTTCCGCTGGGCCGGGGTCAGCACCCCCTCTGCGGTCGGCAGCGGAGTGTCCAGCTCAGAGAAGTGCTTGTCGCGGGCGAAACTGCCGTAGAGGCTCATTCTTGTTCTCCTAATGAGGGGCCCCTTGCGGGGCCCCCATCAGTTATGCGGCTGCAGTGACGGTCTTCTGCGTTACGTTGGCCTGGTCAATGAAAGTGGCATTGAACGGCAGCTCGATGTACTCGACCCAGGCGCGCCCGGCGCCGGAGTCTCCCTCGGCGTTGGTATCGAGGGTCATCGCGAAGCTCTGGCCCGGGTAGATCGCCCAGGGATTGGCGCCTACCTCGATCACGACGATGTTCGAGTTCGGAGCCTCATTCCTGGAGGCACGGCCCTGGACCGCGCTGTAGTCCTCGGGCTGCTCGCCGTCGAGGTCCGGGATGTTAGTGGGCGCCCAGATAACCGCACCGGCGGCGGGATCGACGCCGGCTGCGATCATGTTGAAGACGCCGAGAGAGACCGCGCCCGCGGTCGAGCCCACGATGGGACGACGGGACAGGGTGGCGGACATCGCCACCGAGTTGTCGGTCACGATGGCGGTCGTAACCAGCAAACCCACCTTCGTGATAATGACGGGGCCGGGGAAGACGAACTCCGCCACGGCACCGGCACTGTCGACGTTCGGTGTATCGGCCGCAGCCATCGAGAAGCGCTTCTGGATCAGATCATGAGACATAGTAAGCTACTCCTTCTGGCCGGCTTAGGTCGAGGCCAAGTGAACAACGCGGGCCATCGTCGGACGCTCCCAGACGAGGAAGGCCTCGATGGTCCCAACCCAACCCACCTCCCGGAAGGTGCCCAGCTCCTCGGGCAGTCCGGTGCGGATTTCCGGGTCCATGATTTTGATGAGCCCGCCTGCGTCGGCGCCGAAGAAGACGCCGTCGCCAGTGGTCGTGCTAGAGCCGATCAGGTCCGCAAGGGCGTCGGTGTGGTTTGACTCGTAAAGGTCGAAGCCTTCGAGGCCGGTCGCTAGTTTGCCAGACACGAGGGGGTCCTTCGTGTGCGGGGCGAACCAGTCCTTGTAGGTCTCATCGTTCTTCAACCCGCGCGCAGCGCGGGTAGAGAGGATGCCGATGTAGCGGCCGTTCTTGAACTTCGGGGCCTTGAGGTCGCCGTGGAGCCTGTCGTGGATACGGCGAAGGTCCTGCACCTCCAGGTTGCGGTTCGAGAGGGAGTCGGCGCTGCCGTCCGTCACGAACTCGCCGCCGGTGGAGAGCGGGGTGTACTTCAGCGGGGTCAGCTTCAGGGCGGACGCGCACATCGCGTCCATCGTCAGCGTGATCTGGTCGCGGAGGACCTGCTGGATCGGGTCCATCAGGTTGAAGTGGGTGAGGTGGGTCTCGAACTCGGTGACCGGCACCTTGTAGCCCCACTGGCTGACGGAGACCGACTTGGTCTCGATGGCGGGGCGGCCGCTGGGCAGACGATCGGTCTCAGAGACGCGGCTCGCAATCGGCAGCTTCATGATGCGGGTGATGGTGACAGTATCGCCCTTCTTCTTGCCGAAACCGGGCTCGGCTCGGAAGAACTTCATGAACTGCGTGTCGGCAATCGCCTCACGCCGGATGTCCGAGGACAGGGCGTGGTTGCGGTAGGTGCCGGTCGGGGCGTCGAAAGTCCAAGACATTGTGTCTAGCTCCTGTTATCGGGTCCCGCCAGACCTAGCTTCAGTTATCGCAGTATCCCGCCAGTACTGTCAATAGGGTCAGTTGGCCCATCCCATCGTGTGGCTGGGCCGTTCCACCCACGCCCTGGGCTGGTTTCCGCCCTGGATGAGGAAAGGGACGTTGCTCTCGAACCAGTTCGAGGAGAATGAGTCGGGGTTGACGTGGAGGTTGACGAGGCCACCCCCAAAGGAGGCGGTCACCCGGGCCGGGTGCTGTGCACCGCCCAGTAGGAAGATGACGTCTTGACCAACTTCTGCGTCTGCCATTTTTCTCACTCCTCTGAAGGGGTGCCGGAGGCGGCGACGGGGGACCGCCTCCGGCGCGGGTCAGCCCAGCTTGCGCCTGGGCATCCCCGATCTCGTTAGAACAGGCCCATCTTGCGTTGGATTGCGTGGAGGTCCTCGATCATGCCGGGGCCCTCGTTTTCGGCGGAGCGCCGCTGGGCGGGGCGGCCGCCGCTCTCCTGGCCGCCAAAGGTGGCCACGGCACGGCCGTCGTCCTCGTTGGGGTCGCGGGGCTCTGCCCTGCGACGGGGGCTCTCGCCATCGGACTCGATGACAGCCCCATAGCGGTCATTCAGCTGCTTCGCCACGTCGGCGTAGAAGGCGGAGGTGTTTTGGAACATATACTTCTGGGGGTCGATCCCTTTGGCGATGGCCTCCTGGGTCACCCTCACCGCAACGGTCTCGACCAGCTCTGGATACTCGGCCCACTCTGAGTGCTCTTTGGTGAAGCCGTTCCAGAGGCGCTCGGAAGCGCCCTCGCCCTGGAACTTGGAGGTGACCTCTTCCCGCACCGCCTGGGCCTGGGCCTGCATAGCGGCGTTAATGCGGAGGGCCAGCTCCGTATTGTACTTGTCTTTGTCTTCGAGGGGGTCTGGGAGCCCGGTGGGGTCGAATTTGACGTCTTTCGCCGCGACTCGGGCCACAGGCCGCTCCGCGGCCTGTGGTGCGGCCCACTGGCGACTGGCGCGGGCCTCCTCCAGGGAGCCCTCCAGCTTGGAAATTCGCTCAAGAAGGGCAGTCTGTCCCGCGTCAGGCGCCTCTTTCCTGGTTTGTGTGGCGTCCTCGTTCAAGCTACGGCCGTGGCGCTCGAAGTGGGCGAATATGTCGTCGTTTTGGGGCTGTTCGGCGGGCTGTTGGCGCCGCCTAGTCGTCACTTTGGCCATTATCTCGTCTCTCCGTCAGAGGAAGTGCTGCGGCGGACTCGGCGAGGCACGGAGGCCCGGGCCCTCGGCCTATATTGCCACGCCCGCCGCAGCCCAGGGAGCTTACGCCGCCGTGGTAGGGGGTGTCAATAGCGGGGCATAGCGGGCGGCGCTTCCCTGGGCGCCCCTTTCCCGGGCCCCCATGCGGGCGAGGAGCCGCTCATTCGCCAGGAACTCCATCCAAAGGGCGAGAGCGAGGTCGGAAGTGAGGGTTCCCTGGGTCTGGGCGGCCTTCGCGCGGTTCACGACCGCTAGCTGCATCTTCGCGATGGCGTCCTCCAGGTAGGGGAGGAAGCCCTGGAGGCGCGCTAGCTGCGAAACCTCGCCCATTTCCTGTGCTTCGTTCACTGTTTGGCCACCCCGAGGGCTTGAACCATCTGCTGCATCTCCGGCCCGGCCCCACCTGGGGCCTCGGGCGCGCCCTGTCCGGGCGGAACCCCCTGCGCGCCCAGCGCCTGCTGTTGCGCAGCCTGGAAGGCCTGCGCGGTTTGCTGCATCATCTGCTCACGTTGCGACATAGTCACCTTGGAGATGTCGACATCGCTCAGCTTGAAGAGGAGTTTGATGAACTTCCCGAGGTCAACCTGCCTCATGAACTCCCCGAGCAGCTCGGGCGACTGGGAGAGGAAGGACATCAGCTGGAGGAGGGACTTCAGCATCCGGCTCTTTTGGATCATCGAGCTGATGCCGTGCGCCTGGAACGTCAATGGGCGCGAGGCCAGCTCTTTGCGCCGCGCCATGAGCGGCCCGAAGAGGTCCTCCCCACAGGCCGCCTTGAGGACGGGATCATTCACCGACATATGCTGGAGGCCGGTCTTCCAGACGAGGTCGAGTTGGGGGTTGAGGACCCTGGTCTCGACCGTCTGGGCGATGCTGCGGATGACGGCGCTGCTCGACTCCTGGGTCTGACTGATCTCGGTCGCGGAGGTCCGCCCCTTCGGGGCGAAGCCGCCGAGGCCGATCTCGTTCTGGTTCGCCGCCTCGGTCAGCTCCTTCTTGATCGCCTGCCAGACAGCCATCGCGTCGGGGCCCATATTGCCCAGGTCGATGGCCTTCATGAAGTCCTCGGCCCGGGTCCCGTCCTCCAGCTGGAAGAGCTTGTTCGGCGTCAACCCGCCGGCCATTTGCGAGGGGTCGGAGAGCATCGACGGGACGCAGACGAAGGCCTTCATCGTGCTCACCTGGACGGCGTCCAGGATGAGGTTGGTCAGCATGTTGAAGGTTTGGGCGAGGGAGCCGAAGTCCTCCATGTAGGTTCGGCCGTAGACGGAGAGCGGGGTGATGATGAGGGGCGAGTAGGTCAGCCAGTCGCGCCCGTGCCAGTAGGGGTTCTTCTCGGGCCCGCGGATGAGGAACTGCCCGTTGCCGAGCACCATCAGCGCGTCCTTCGCGAGGACTTTCCCGGAGCTGTCGACCACGGTGGCGAGGTATTCGTCCATCGTGATAGGGGTCCGGGTGCTGGATTGCGCGGCGCCGTGCCCGGTCAGGTCCTCCTTCTGGCGCTCGCTGTCCAGCTCAATGTGGGAAACCATCTGATCGATGGCTTCCATGTTGTAGATGGGTGAGCCCGCCTTGTCCTTCTGCAGGGCCATCGCCCGCAGCTCGTGCTTGTCCAGCTCGATCCGGCGGATACGGTACAAGTTCCGGTAGGTGGGGTCGAGCCAGACGTTGCGGGGATCGGTCGTCTCGATGGCGACCCGCCCGTACTTGCCATAACTGTCGTCCCAGCGGGTGACCGAGCTGCACGCCATCAGCGCGCCGAGCTTGATCTGTTCCTCGAAGACGGCGGGGAAGCCCAGACAGGTGCCCATCTGGTTGCGGCCCGTCATGGAGAGCCAGCAGTCATTCATCCGCTTAACGGCGGAGGTCAGGTCCCCCTCCACATCGGCCGGATCGTCGACGGTGTAGAAGCCATCGGGCCCCGTGACCAGGGCCTCTTTCAGGGCGGCGGCGAAGCGGTCCACAAAAGCTGGCACTTCGGGCAGGTGCTCCTTCGCCTGCCAGCTAGCCTTCGTGGTGTAATCCTGGCGGCCCCAGTAGAGGTGGAGGTTGGAGGTCCACTTAGCGTCCCTTGGGTTGAGGCCGCCCTTGCGTGCGTTATCGGCCTCCTGGAAGTATCCAGTCAGGACCGGGACGATCTTGTCCGCATTCTCAGTGGAGGGCCCTTTTAGGGCCACGTCATCCGCCATGGGCGTAGGGCGGGGACAGAGTCCCCGCCACTCCCTTTACGCCGGCTTCTCGACCGTGGAAACAGCCACAGAAACGGCAGCAGCCACTCGGGCCTTGACAGCCGCCTCAACGGCCGGCTTGACCTGGGCCTCGATCTCGGCCGCGATCATCGCATCCAGCTCTACCTGCGAGGGAAGGGCGAGCTTGACGGCGTCGGTTACCTTCTCCTCGATGGACTTCGGCGGGACGGCCGGGCCAGCGGGGACCGGGAGCATCGCATCCGGGTAGTTCACGCCGTCAGTGAGCAGCTGGGCGTCGGCAATCTTCTTGTCGACGACGGCTACATCGGCCTCCTGCACGGTCTTCTCGGCGGCAAGGGCGTCTAGAATTTGAGTCTTCGTGGCCATAGTGGTCTCCGGGTTCGGGTAGGCGATAGGAGTAGCATGGGCGAGGCGGGAAGGGAAGGCCCTCAGTCGCGTTTGGCGACTAGAGTGGCGATGACCGCCGAGCCGGTGCCGCCTGAGCTAGTCATACGGTAGTAGCGGAAAGCGTCATCGAGGACCTTTCCCGCGTCGGCGGCCGTCACTGAGACCGCGTCCTGCGTCCCCGCCACGGCGACCGATCTCGCGTATCGGCAGGTGACGAAATTAACCCCGTCGTTGCTTCCACCAAACACATAAGTGCCGCCCCCGAAGGTGCCGGTGAACTGGACGGACATCGAGCCCGGCTTGATCCGGGGCAGCGAGACGATCCCGCCAGTGGCGACGCCGTTGAGGGCGCCGGCCCAGGTGACAACGATGAGGCCATCGTTTGTGACGACGTGGGTGCCTGCTGGGGTGGAAGCTGCATCAGCCATTTAGGGGTGCTCCGTGAGCCGGCGGTGTCCAGAGGGCCGGCACCTTCTTGCCGATGATCGGCTGTGGGATGTCTCGGCTAAAGTACCCCCCAGGCGCCCCTTTGTCCAGCCCCGGCTTCTTGTCGCCCGTCGCCCTGCCCATCGGGTAGAGGATGGCGGCCCCGTAGCCGCAGGCGTCGCCCGGGTGGGAGTGGATGTTCTTCACCGGATCGCCGGAGGTGATGCCGCCCCGGGAGACGTGGAAGTAGTAACCGCCCCGCAGGGCGTGCCAGACGGAGGCGCAACGCTCTCTGTCCACCTGGACGAGGCCGCGGCCGCCCACCGTCCGAGTGAGGACGGACTGAAGGGGGTTCAACCGCTCGGCCAACTTGACGGGGCCGCTCCTCCAGCTCCCGCCCAGCATCAGCTTCACGGCGCGAACGGCGGAGCGGGACGTGCTGGTCTGTTCCCGGGTGAGGCCGGCCGGGTCGCCGATGTGCTTCAGCTCGCAGCGGAGCCCCTTGTAGCGCTCGGTCCAGAGGGGCTTGACCCAGTTGAGGATCAGCTCCTCGACCCCGATCCCATCTCCGACCATACAGTCGAGGAAATTCCAGTGGCCAAGCGGAGTGCGCTGGGTAAGGATACAAGTCGGGTTGTGGCCGAAGTCCCACAGCGCATAGACATCGAGGCGAGGAAGTGGAGTAAGGCCGAGAGAGAGGTGAAGCTTGTCGGCCCACTGCGGCGTACACGCCTTGCCAATCTGCTGGAAGCCGAACTCCCCTTCGACGAACCGGCGGACGAGGTCGGGGCGGTGGGACCAGAGCTTGCGCAGCTCGGCGTAGTAGGAGGCGGGGAGGTGGAGGGAGTTCTCGGGCAGCTGGGGCTGCCAGACTTTGAACTGGGGGTCGCCGGGCTGGACGAAACGGCGATAGGTCCAATGCGCCTCATCTGGGTTGTTCTCCGCTAGTTTCGCGCTGTACCACTTCATCCCGGGCTGTCGCAGCCGCGACATGCCAATGTCGAAGATCATCTCGTCGACGCCGGCCGAGCCCACCGCGGGGGCGGGCTCGTCGATGCCGAAGCCGGCGAACTCGCGGCTCATCAGCTTGCTCGCGTCCTGCTGGTCGTCCATCCCCATGAAGACGACCTCGCCGTCGGCGACGCCCGAGGCCCACTTGAAGGTCTTGCGGCTAGCGTTGTAAGAGCCGAAAATGCCAGGCGGGAACCAGGTGAAGAAGGTCTTCTGCGTCGTCCCGATGATGTTCTCGTAGGTGTCGCGGATGAGGGCCCAGCTCGCGCCGGGGTTATGGCGGGTGTGGAAGAGGGCGGTCCATGCGAGGGCCGTCGACTTGCCCTCGCCCATCCGCGAGGAGAAGAGGTCCGCCTTCGCCCGCGATTGGATGAAGTTGTTCTGGACGGGGTTGGGGATGAACTCAACCTTGTGGAGCGCGGCCATCGGACTCCCCTGTAGCTACAACCGCGAGGGCGGCCCCGGTCGCGGTCTCCCTCGCGCTACGGGCGCGCTTTAGCGCGCCCCGGCGCTGGAGCACCTTCTCCCGGGCGGCCTTCTTTGTCTTGTACTCGATGCTCTCCCGCGGGGTGAGGACCCGCTTCTGAGGGCCCGCCTTCCGACGTTGCTTCCGCTCTGTGGCCTGTCCCTCGATGGCTTCCTCTGGAGAGGGCAACGTAGTTGCCCTCTCCACGTCGGCCTTCAGCTCGTATATGTTGGGGTGCTCGGCGGTCCCACCCGCTAGGTTGTCCCCGCCCATGGGGAGGGAGGTGTTGATCTGGATTGGGACGGTGACGTTGACGTTCGAGCGCTCGCTGAAGACTTGAGGGTTACGCTTGGCCGCAGACCAGCGCAGCTGCCCAACGTATGCCTCTAGCTTCCGGACGTCGACTTGGGTCATCCCAGTCTGGGTGAGCGACTTCCGCAGCCGAGTGAGGGCCTCATCCTCCTGTGCGTATGCGGACATCTCCCTCGCTTTGTTGTACAGCATCCCAACTTGCGGCTCCCGCATGACGAGGGAGAGGAATTGCTGGACGGTGGGCATCCCGGGGAGGTTGGCGATGTCCGAGAGGTCCATCCCGAAGGCGACTTGCTCGCAGAAGGAGAAGACGGCCTCGGGATCGACCAGCTCCCCCTCGCGGGGGCGTAGCATGGGGAGGATTTCACTCACCGCTGGCCACCCTCGGTGGCCAGCTGCCACACCCAATCGCTAGTTCCGTCCGGGTGTTCGAGCTGGATCGACTCGGCGAGGCCATCTTTCGCCCTTCGGAGGGTCCGCTCGCTGATGTTGAGTCGGTTTGCCTCGGAAAGGACGTCAATTGCGGCCCTTGGACCGTCTTTCAGGTAGCCGGAGAGCCACTCGACCGCGTTTTGGAGCGCTTTTGGCGTCCGCGAGATGGTCGTGGGCACCTTTTCGACGTACTTTCCGGTCCAGCGGAGGCATCCGTGGTCATTCCCCACCTCCGCAACCGGCTCAATAGCGTAGGAGATGCCGTCTCCATCCGGTCCCACATTGCCTTTGGTACGCGCCAGGTAGCGACGCCCGTCTTTCCCGACGATAGCGCTGCTTTCGCAGCGCGCAAATCCGCTAATGTCAATGGAGCCGAGGCCTGAGTAGAGCTTATTGTCACCTGGTTGCCCTTTCCTTCTGTGACGGACGAAGACGACGGCGCAGCCAGTCTCCAGCGCGACCCTCCGGAGGATGCCGGCCCACTCCCGGGTCTCATTCGCCCGGTTCATGTCGACGTCGGAGCCCATCCAGGCCTGGAGCGGGTCGATGACGAGGAGCCTTATCTGCGCCTCCCTCACGGTTCGCTCGATCTCCCTCGCGAGGGCGATGTCAATCGTCGCCTGCTGGTCGGTGATGAGGACACGGTTGCGGTCGGCGCCCTGGTTGTCCAACCGCCACGCGATTGTGTCGTCCGCTGCGTCCTCCCCGTTCATGATCCAGGTGTTCATCGGCGGCCGCTTGAGGGAGACGGGGTCGCCCGGGAGGGGGCGCCCGGTGGAGAGGGCGGCCGCGATCTCGCAGGCGATGGTCGACTTCCCCGCGTTGGGGTCGCCCGTGAGCAGGTTGATGGCCCGACACTGGAGGAAGGGGCGCCAGAGCCAGTCTATCGGCCGCTTCTTCACGTCCCTTAACCACACTGCCTCTAGCCTGTTCCGGGGTTTGGGCGGGGGGTTGCGGTTGGGGGTGGGAGCATCGTCTGGGGCGCCGCTTTGCGGCGCCCTCCGCTGAGTCGTCATCGCCCGCTCGGGCCCGCTGCGCCGAAGCGCCTGCTGACGCATGTTCTCGGTCATCTGCTCTTCTGGTGTCGTCATCCCGCCCTCCGTCTTGGGGCCAACAGCCCGTCACCGTCCGTAAGGGCACGACCCTATGCTGGGACGGCTGGGGCCGTTGGCTGAGCGGAAAGTAGCACGGCGGCGCCGGGCTTGGCAATGTGACGGGGTGTCGCAGGGGTCACACTGCCAAAGTCCCCTCTCCCCTAAGTGAATTGCCGTTTGGCAGTCTAGAAGCAGAGCCGAGAGTTGCTGTACTGAAGATCGGCAGTAGAAACCCCTTCCAGGCTAGCGCCCGCGCCCTAGCGGGCGCAGCGCAGGCCGCCTGATATGGGGCGAGGGGCCACGTGGCCTATCCCCTATCACCACTGCCTCTTCCCCTATCCCCTATCGGCCGGGGGCGAGCGCAGCGAGCCCAACTTGCCGAAGGCAAGTTGTCGCGGGGTTATCAGTTTTGCTAACCCCGGGGGCCCTGGGTCCTCCGTGCACCCCGGAATGAATTTCCCGTTTCGCGAAAACCGTCTGGGGCCCCAAGACATGGTCCCGCCGGCCGGCGGCCGGCCTGGGGAAGTTGCTTCTGCAACGGGCCGCGGAGCGGCCCGTTGTATGTACACGCACCCTCCGCCCCCATCCTGTCGACAAAAGCACGCATAAAGTGACTGGCCCGGGCGGGCTTATGCGGGAGAACAAAACGGGGACAAAGTTGCCCTATACGTTAACCTGAGGGAACAAAAGGGCATCAGTCTTATATAAGACCAGGGCCGATGGGTGCGACACTCTGCCACACCAGCGAGGCACACTCGCGCCTCGCTTGCTGCCGCCTCCTCGTGTACACAAGGGAGGCCAGGGCCGCGCATTCGCGCGGCCCATAGAACGGGGACTAGCATGCGCAAAGCAAGACCATACTGGCACGTATTCACCCGGGCGCACGGCCTTGGTCAATACTGGCACCACGAAATCGGCTTCGACAATCGAGCCGACGCAATGGCTGAGGCGCAAGACTATAGCGACAGTGGGCGTCGAACCTTTGTCTGGCGCACCTTTTGGGGCGCCGATCCTGCGGACAAATGCCGCGCGCTCAATCACGAGCTAGTAATGAAAGGCAAGCCATGACCACGAAACGGAAGCCACGCACCCATGACGCCTATGTGGCGGCCGTGGCGCGCCTAGCGGCGCGCCACACAGAGGCAAAGGCAGACGACAAAGCCACCATTCGAAAGGTGCGCCTAGTCTGGGGCGACGGGCCCGATAATACGTTGGGGATAACCCGCTATAACAAATGGCGCGGCGCGGATGGGGGCGTCTCGCATTGGTGCGCCGTCTGCGCGACCGCTCACCCTTCGACTCCGCATCTAATCGCCGAGACCGTGCTGCATGAGTTAGGCCATGCGGTTGTCGGCCCCGGCTTCGGCCACGGGCCAGAGTGGAAGGCTGCATGTGCGCGTCTCGGCTTGGTGGACGCAAAGGCCACCTATCAGCACGGCGACACGCCGACATTCTCCGCGTGGATGCTTGCCCAGCTGCAACGTCTTCCTGTCCCCAATGAAGGAGTGACCGTGGATCGCCCCATCATAACGGGCTTGCCTATTCCGCCAGCCGGCCCTATCCCCATCCGCCCATGCGGCGCCGGCAAGGGCGTGAAGGGCGGGAAAAGCTATGGGGCGAATAGGCATAATCTGTACCTATGCGGATGCGCTAAGGGGCCGCGCATTAGGTCCGCCAAGCCACTCCGCGCCCGGTGCCTCGATTGCGGCCAAGTATTCGCGCGGACCTGAGTTGCCGCGCCAAGTATTCGCTAGTAATCACTGGGGGGCGCCTATATGGCGCCCCTTTTGCGTTGCTCAGCCACGCGCAAGCGCTGCTCTTTCGCCCATAGCCGTTGCTCCCGTGACGCGGCGCGCGTGCGTCCTTTGGGGGCGGGAAAGCGTGCATTGAGCCGCTTTAGTGCTAGGTCCGCTTCGTCCATCTCATACCCTTGGCCACCCTGCAGCGCAGCTGCATAGAACATGGCCCATGCTTCTCGATCCGTCATTCTCGTACCTCCAGCACTAGAACAGCCCAAAACGGGGCGGCAACGCGGCCAGCTGCGCAAGCAAGCTGGCGCTAGCCTCGATGGGTCGAAATATAGGGTGGCCAGGCTGCCAATTCACTTAGGGGAGGAGGCCCGCTTGCAGTGACAGAATGTCGCACCTAGCCAGCCCCTCTGCGGCTGGCTATAGTGCCCCCTCGTGTACACGAGGAGAACCACAACATGTCCCTAATCGCATCCGTCGCCCTATTGCTGATACAGATCGCCTGTATCGTCGGAGTCTGCTATCTCATCCTCTGGTTCCTAGAGCAGATGGGCCTCGCCCTCCCGGCCCGCGTCATGCACGTTTTATGGGTTATCGCCGTGCTCGTGGTGATCTACGTGCTGGCGATCAACCTAGGGCCCATGCTCGGGGCCGCAGGCTCGATCCGGCTCAGATAGGGCGCCAATCTCACGACGTTGGCGCGTGGTGAGCAGAACGCAAAAGGGGCGGGCTACCTAGCCCGCCCCTCAATCGCGCACCAGCGACCCCCTCCCCCTAGCGGCTCAGCCCGCGCTTTAGCAGAAAAGCGCGCACCTTAGCCGGCGCGCAGTGGTTGCAGTAGTGCTGCAACTGCGAGACGGTGGCGCCGCTAATCTCGTCCCTCACCATCTTCAACGCCTTCCACACCGGCTGCACACCGCACCTATCGCAAGGCGGCACCGGCACGACGGCGACCACGTCGCCCACCTTAACTCGATTTGCCACGGACCGCCCCCCAGAGTTGCAGCTGCACAGTGATAGCCTTGGCGTTGTTGACAGGCCCACGCCCAATCCCGAGGTTGTCCAACCACGACACGGCACCAGACCTAGCCCCGCCTATTGTTGCGTAGGGCCCGACTAGCATCGTCGGGTAGTCCCGCCGGCGCCAATAGAAGCTAGCCCCATGCTCCACTAGCTCAATCTGCCCCTTGTCCAGCCTTGGCCCTGTATCCCCCGCGCAGTAGCTATAGCGCGACTTGTTCGGTAGTAGCCTCATCACTTCCCCCATGGTCCAGGCGGGGTCGTGGCGCCCACCAGCGCCCCCAGGCACTCGGCCTGCTCGCGCGTCTGCCCCGAGTGCCACCCATCCGTGATGATAGCGAAGGCGAGCCCTAGCGTAATGCCCGCCACGCACAAGCCGATAGTGACGCCCGTCAGCCAATCGCAACGCGCGGCCGGCTCGCGGTGCGTGACCGTGTGGCTCCGCGCGATTATCCTAGCTTCCCTTCCCGTCATAACTCAACCTCCAGTTGTGGCGGGCCAAATGGCCCGCCAAAGAGCAGACTACCGCGCTCCCGTTAATGAACCTTATCCGCTCCGTTCGGCCCCGGATTGTGCTCAAGCGCCCCATCCCTGAGCCGGTCAAGTTGCTCCTCCAACTCCTCAATGGCGGCCTGCGCCTGGTCCAACATCGCCGCATAGCGGCCCGCTATTTCCGCGGCCTCCTCCTCCCGCTGTTTGAGGGAGAACGCCCAGGCCAGCACGAGGCAAAGGGCGAACCCTAGCCCTAGTGCAATCGCGGTCATGGCCGGCACTCCGGGTTGACTGGCAGCACGCGGCCCTTGCGCCGCGCCTTGATGCCGCGCCGAATTTCCTCACCGTAAGGGTGCGGGTTACGGACTGGGGCGCGGGAAGCGGCTACGGATAGGGGATAGCGTTTCCGGAAAGACTCCAACAGTTGGTCCGCCTCAATAGCCGCGTATCCGCCGTCAAGCCGCGCCAGCGCGCCGCTGGCGAACATCAACCACGCTAGCTCATCGCTCATCCTGTCCACAACGCGGTCCCTCCGATTAGAACGGCGATCAATAGCGCAACCGCCGCCACAAGCATCGCCCAACAGGCGAGCATAAGGCAAACGTCGATTATTACTCTGCGCATGTTACCTCCAATAGTTGGGATGCACCATTACGACGAGCCCACCACCTAATAGCATACCCGCGCAAAACGATCCCAACAAGAACAACCAGAACGCTTCGTGACACATAGTCTCCTCCCTGAACGCGATTAGGGCCCCGCTCCGGCAGGGCCCTAGCTGTCTCGCATCCTTCCTCCGTTCTACGCGGCCAAGTCCGCCGCCGTGATGCCGGCTGCCTTCATCTGCGCGAGAAGGCGCCGCTTTTTCGCGGCCTCCTTGTCGTGCAGCGGATTGGGGATACCAAATGAGATGTTGAGGCGAGCGCCGGACGGCAAGCCGCTATCGGTGATTGCCTCGTCGATCTTGTGCCACGCGCTGGCGCCACCGGCCACCATGCAGAGAGCGCCGCTCTTGCTCGGCTGCGCGGCCTCCATTGCGGCGGCCGAAACCGGCATCCGCACGAGGAGGAAATCGCCCTCGATTGCGACCGCCAAGTTGTGGGGCAGCTTCGCCCACCTTATCGCCTTGGGCGTCAAGTCCGGGAGGACGCGCGGCGCCTCCGTCTTGTCTACGTTCTTGCTCATGTCCGTCTCCTATCATGGCCGACTAGCGGCCTCCCGAGGCTAGCTGCCCCACACTGGGGCCGGCAAAGCCGGCCCCAGGCTGCGAAAGCTAGCGGACGCGCACCATCCGCTTGCGCGCCACCTTGCGTTGCTCGTGCACGTTGGCTTCAGCCCGTTCCACGAGGGAAGCGCCCTTGGCCAAAAGCCAGACCGCAAGCGCTAAAAGTGCTGCTATCGTCATCATGACCATTTTCCCACCTCCTACGCTCGCACTCAGTCCGCACAGACTGCCCTAGTTCGCTCCCCGTGTCGCTGCGACATTCCGCCGCAGGGTGCGGCGCGCTCTACCGGGGAGGCTGCAGGAGCGCGCCGCTTGCCACGGGCCAGCTTAGGGGCCGGCACTCAGGCCGGGGCACACTGCCCGAGTTCGGCCCGGCTGAGAATGCGACAAACTGTCACATCGTGTACACGAGGAGCGGCCCCTGCGACAATTTGTCAACTAGGCTCGGCCCCCCTTGCCGTGCTTAGCTGCGCGGCTGGCGTGGCGGGCCTGCCAAGAGGCACCGCGACGGCGTTAGGGGAGCGTTACCCCAAGGCCACCAAGGCGCCACGCCAGCACTGTCTTGCAGCAGCAGTAACCAGGAGTACGGGAACCGTGTTTAAAACGCAGAAGGCACGCGGCGTCGAGTTGGTGAACTCTATGCAATACATCCTCCCGCCGTGGGTGCGGCCGGAGGCTTTCCAGGCCGTCCTCCCATACAGCTTCCCCGACCACTACAACTTCCCCATCTTCGCCCGCCCATGCCCGGAGACCCCCCGGCATGGCTTCGTTGAGTCGCGGGAGTGCAAGACCATCGAGGACCTCCTCAACGTCTATATGGAGACCAAAGCTGCGGATAAGAATGGGGAAGTGTTGGTAATGCGCCGCCTTAACGGGCGCGCGAGTGCGGTGGCAACCGAGGCGGGCGTAACCTGGGGTACGGGCAACGACGGCGTCACGGCCGGAAAGGGGAAACAGCTAGTGATCCCATGCCCCGCGGGCCACTTCACCGATAGCATCCGCAAATGGGACTACTCGCTGAAGGCCGACATCAAAGGCGCCGCGTATGTGGAGATAGTCGAGCACGATGGCCAGCCGAAGGTTGTCCAGCTACGCGATGGCCCAATGGTGGCGAAGGTGTCGGGCAACTGGGTGCCCCATGCCGACTACCGCGTAACCCATGTCGAGGTCCCTACTGTGAGCAGCCTGGACGACCTCCTATCATGGGAAACCACCTGTAAGATGGCGAAGAAGGGGACGGCTGTCTATCTCCCATCCAGCTCCCTAACCTCCCACGCAGCCGTTCAAGCCATCACACACGGCCTTGCAGTGGTGACGAAAGTGGTCGCCATAGGCGACCACCTCCAGCCAGAGCACGACCAACCCGCGAAACTGAGACGGCGCGATTTCCTCTACATGCGCAACGCGGGGAAGAAACGGACCTTCGTAGATCGCCAAAGCGCAGCGCCCCTGGCAATCGCCACCCTCCACGCGATGCCGCTATGGGGGCGGGAACCCCACCTCCTCCGCCTCCGCATCCTCGGCGCGATGACAATGCTGCGCCTCCTCGCCGCCTCCTGCATCGGCGAGGACCGGCACTACTACAACTCGGGGCCCGGCGCTGCGGGCAAAGCGGAACGAAGGGGAAAGTCGCCGGGGACCTCGCGAATTCCCTGGAAGCTACTCATCGGCTCCGAGGATACGATATACATCCGAGGCCAACGCCGAAGCGCCGTCCAGGACGCCGTCCTCTCCCAAAACCTCGTCAAGCTGCGCGACCTTTGCCGCCTTTGCGCGGAAGACTTCGAGGAGCGCGGGTGGGAGGCGGGCAATAAAGGGAACGGCGGATGCAACGACCCCAATTGCGGTGTCTGCGGCGAGAACGCCAATGACGAGGACGAAGAGCGGCTAAAGTATGGCTACGGCGGACCGAAATGGGCCGCCAGCGCCCGCATCGCCGAGTCGCTCGCCGTCGCCCTCCTCACCTTCAGGGAGAAGCCGAACCAGAACAGTTGGAACGATGTGGTGAGCTGCTACAACCGTGGCGTTCTCGCGGCGCACAACGGCGGCCGCGCCCTGGACAAGTTCACCGATTGGAATTTCATCGACCTCTGCGCCAAGGCCCCGCAGTTCGGCTTCATCGGCAAGATGGCGATGGAATGCGTCGCGGAGACCAAGAAGCCGGCCGACACCAAGCCGAAGACGCCGACCGCAGGGTGGAAGCCGATCAAGTCGAGCAAGACCAAGCACAACTCCCCTCCGCTAGACTTCGGCCACATAGAGACGAAGCTTATGCTGGAGGAGTCGCCGCTGTCGAAGGACGACATTGAGCTGGTTAAGACATACATGAAGCCCTTCGAGAAGCCGGCGCCGCCCCTTAGCGATGAGGAGAAGGCGATAATTGCGAAGTCTTGGCAATCGGACATGGCCGACGAGAAGACCTATGCGAAGGGCGGTGACATCACATGAGGTGCCCCCTAGACGACGCCTGGTGCATGGACAACGCTTGCGTCCCCCTGGGGGTCTGCAAGCACAACGCAAACGCGATGAGGACCGCCACCGTGGATAGCAACATAGTCACAGTCGGGCTCATGGAGTGCCCCACCTACCGTTGCCCTTGCAGCCTCATCGAGTGCACCTCGACTAGGGTTTGCAAGTACCTCGGAGACCCCGCCATGGGCAACGGTCCGAAGCTAGCCACGGTTGGCTTCTACTGCTGCCACACCACCGGCCAATGCGTCGTCCAATGCACCGCTTGCAAGGTGCTTGCGGAACAAGGGACCGGAACCGCCGCCAACGCCACAGTGGAGCCCGCAACCCGCATGACAACCTGGGAACGCAAGAAGGATTGCCACACCGGCGTCTACTACCTCGGTCAGTGCGGCAAGGCCAACATCTACGTTGGGAAGGAGTCGCAAGTCGCTCGCCGCCCCTACACCAACTCAACCCGCGACTTCAAGCTTATCGTCTCACTCATCGAGTACGGCGGATACTGGTCGAAGGAGAACAAGGGCGACGAGTTCCTCGTGACCGGCAACGCCGCTGCGAAGGCCATGCTCCCCGAGGACATCTTCCGCCAAGACACCCCGATCCCCTTCCTCCACGTCAGCTGGCCCGATTACGGGGCCGTGGCGCTAGGGCGGGACTGGTGGGCCAGCTTCGTCTCCGCCCTGAAGCGGATCGACGGCGACGTCGTCCTCTACTGCATGGGAGGCCACGGCAGGACGGGGACCGCCGCCTCGATCCTCGCCGTCCTCTGCGGATGGGTCGATCCCGACTACTGCCCCGTAGCATGGGTGAGGGACACCTACTGTGCCGAGACTGTGGAGAGCGAGGCCCAGGTCGAGTACATCGAGGAGATCACGGGGCAGAAGGTAATTAGCCTTCCCGCTAATCATTATGGGAGCTACGCTCAGGGCCAACTCTGGAGCAACGTCACGAACACGAACCCCACTAAGCTCACCGTCGTCGCCACCGAAGGGGACGACGACGAGGACGATACCGTCCCCACCCTGTCCAACAACCAATACAAGAAGTTCGCCGCGAGAATGCGGAGGGCTGGTCACGCGATGCCCACCGTCAAGGGGATGGAGGACCGACACGAAGTTGTGGTGGACGGAAACCTATTCGAGTGGAATGCGATTTTGGGAAAGTTCGAGTGGCTCTCCTACGTTGGAGACGTCGAAGACGAGATAGTGATAGGAAAACAGGGTGACACAGAACAAGACAAGCCTGATCCAGTCGGGTAATCTAAAGGTAAGGCGCGTAGATGAAGCGGCGCAATTCCAGCAGTGGCTCAAGTACGCCAAGCGTGGCCAGTGGTGCCGCTACTGGCATGGCCAACTATCCATCGACAGAGAAAATCCTCCTCGCACCCTCTTACCCGACGTCGCTTGGCGTTTCATGGAAAGGGCTGATGAAGTTGCATCAGTCGCTTGGAGAGCCGGCGCCCAAGGACGGTGCCTCCTCTTCCAAAAGAGGAACCCACTTTATGGATGGGATTACCTCGCAGTCAAAACATGAGGCGCCGATGAAAAACGCGATCAAGTTTGAGACATACAATCAGATATTAGGTAAGTTCGTCCCCGTAAAAGGGATGCCCATCAAACCCCACCAAACCGTCTTCTTTAACGTCAACTATAAAGATGGGGAAGACGACGAGGCACTCATTCAGCTGGTGATAGAGCATCGCGATGGGATGCCACGCTTCACCATCTCCCTTGCCACTCAGGGGCAATATGCCCTGCTGGCAAAAGGGCGTTTCGCCACGATGAAAAAGACGCAGTGGCTGCCAAGGGGCGCAACGGCGCAGATACAACTTTACAAGAAATGTCTCCGCGACGTTGTGTCACATTTCGATGAGGCCATGCGATATGTTATAGACTTTGGCGGGCAGAAGAATAACCTGCGCTGCCGCTGCGGCGCACACAAGCTCGGCCCCGACTCGTTGCGAAACTGCGGCACCCTGAACGCGACGATGGACCGTGCCCGAACATTGATGAGCCTATGAGGAGACTCACTATGCAGCTAGAAGTTCTCCACGATCAAGTAAAGCAGATGATTGCGCTTGAGGCCAAGATTGCCCGCAACGCAGACATGGCCGATATGTTCCTCGACGGGGCCTCTCTTCAGACTATTGGTGAGAAGTACAGCATGACGAGGGAACGGGCTCGACAAATTATCCAGGCGCTAGGTTTGCCGGCCCGCCAAGACATTAAACGGAAGATGCGACGAGACGCCGCTTATGCAAGAGAGCGCGAGCATACCCTAAACGCCAAAGTAATGGCGGAAAAGGGTTTTGAGATGCAGAAGCTAGTCATATCCGGCATCTCTATCGCTAGGGCCGGTCGGATGCTTGGGCTTACCATAGGGCAGACGACGTCGGTTAGTAAGAAGCTAGGACTCGGAAAGCTAACCCAATATGGAAGGTGGAATAAAGCCGCATGAGTGACCCCCTCGACCCCATCATTGCCGACGACACCGACGTCATCTCGCGCGTGCTCTCTGTCCCGCCCGCTGGCGTGACCGATGGCGCGTTGGATGCCCTGATCGCCAAGCTGCGGCAAGACCGCGCCCTCTTCATCAAGGCCGACCTCAACAAAGGAGCACCGAAAGATGAGCCACCGCAACCGCCGGATGAAGCGTCGGATCAAGCTCCGGAGCAATGAGTTCTGGGGCGCCCGCTCCGGCACCATCTCCAAGAAGGGCGAGCGCATCTTCATCATCAAGAAGTGGGGCGGCGGCGCCAACAACGGGAAGATGGCCAACCGCCGGGCCCGCACCTACAAGAACGCGAAGCTCTCCCGCCTGTCCATCCTTCTCGGGGCCGCCCGCTTCGTTCGTAAGGGCGCGAAAGTGAGTCTCCAATGAGCGAACTAAAGTTCAAACTGGAAGAGAAGGCCGGCGTCCTTCAAGTCGTCTGGTCCAATGGCAGCACGCAACCCGCAACCCCCGTGGAGGCCGAACTATGGCGAAGAAACCGAGAGCTAGAAAAGGCCGGCGCCGAGCTGGGCAAGTACCTCGCCCCAAAGGTGCTGGAGGACGCGGCCATTTGTCTGAAAAAGCTGGCGGACCTGAAGCCGGACAAGTCGGCCGTTACACCATCAGCCACGGACAAGTCGAAGTACGAGAAAACGGCTTCCTCGACATCCAGCTCGTCCTCGTCCCAGGAAGGCTGGAGTGAGGCGCGGAAGCAGTACGAGAAGCGGAAGAAGGAGAGAGCAGATGCAGGGAAAGCAGCCGCCCAACACGACGCCGACGCCCCCCGCTTCGGGAAACGTAGTGCAACTGCCGGCCCCAAAGGCTTCCTCCCCGGGTGACGGGCTCTTCTCCGCGCTGAACCCCGCGTTCCAGCAATACTGGGACGCCACCTCGGCAAGCCTCCTCCAGGAGTGCCCGGAGAAGTATAACCTCCGACAGGTGCAGGGCTGGCACGCGCCCGGCGCCAGCGTGCACTTAGAGTTCGGCCGCGCGGCTGGCGAGGGGCTAGAGGCCTTCCACCGCGCCATCATTGAGGGAGGTTGGGACCATGACAGCGCGCTACGGATGGCCATGCGAAAGGCCCTCGAAGCGACGTGGATCGCCGGAAAGCCGACGCTGGGCAGCTATGAGGAGGTCTGGCGTTGCACTGGCACGACCAAATTCAAGAACGCCAAAGGCAACGCCGCCAAGTGCCCTTACTCCCACAAGGGTAAGCTGTATCCTGCTCCTGGCCCTGACACTTGCGGCTGCGGATCACCAACGATCACGTCGAAGGAGTGGTTCCCGCTCTTGGTTGGAAAGGATCGACTGGCTCTGATGCGCCTCCTCGTCTGGTACGGGGAGGAGATCAAGGGCGGCGCCTTGCAGCCCGTCTCCATATCGGAGCGTGTAGAGACTCCGCTAGTGCCGCCGAGTCCAACATTCGAGGGCCCGGAACCTTACATGGAGCGCCACACAGCCCTAGTGGAAGTCCCCTTCAAGGTGCCCTTCTTCACCACGCCCGAGGGCGAGCAAGTCTACCTAACGGGCTGGTTCGATGCGGTGAAGCGGCTAGGGGACGAGGTCCTCGTCACCGACTACAAGACGACGAAGAAGCCCCTGGGCGCGATGTACTTCTCCCAGTATGCGCCCAATGTCCAAGTCGACACCTACGACCTCGTGGCCGAGACCTTCCTAAAGTCGAAGGGCCTCCCCTATGCGGGCGTCGTCATCGAGGCGATCCAGACGCTGGCGAATGGGGTTCGCTTCGGCTTCAGGGTCTACAAGGGCGACCCCGAGCGGCGGGCCGAGCTAGTGCGCGAGCTATCCTACTACATCAGCCTAGCGTGGCAGTACGCGAAGGGCGGGTGGTGGCCAAGGAACCGCTCCCACTGCGCCATGTGCGAGTTCAAGAGCGTCTGCTCAGCCGCCCCCGCCTCGCGGCCCCACATCCTCGCGGGGAACTTCAGTCGCTATCGTTGGAACCCGCTCACGCGGCAACAGGAGCCTCTCACATGAACTGGCACATCGCAATCTGCGTCTTCCTCACCTACTGGTTCGGTTTTGCCATGGCCGTGTGGTTGCAAGCGGGGTGCGGTCAATGAAAATCCACTACATGAGCGACCTCCACCTGGAGTTCGGCGCCCTCAAGAAGCCCCTCCCCGATGGCGACATCCTCCTCCTCGCGGGAGACATCACCATCTGTCGCACCCTCGATCCAGCGATGACAAGCCCCGAAATGAGAAGCGTCCGGAAGGCGACGGTCGCCCTCAACAACGAGGTGGGCAATCGCTTCCAGCGAGCCTTCGGAGTCCCCGGCAATCACGAGCCCTATAGGGGCTACTACGAGGATACCTTCCCGCGTCTGCGAAAGATGATGCCCGCCGTCCGATGGCTCGACTGCGAGGCCGTCGAGTTGGACGAGCGGACCCTCCTATTCGGCGCCACCCTTTGGACCGATATGGGCCGCGGAGACCCGCGTGTTCACCGTCTTATCCAATACAACATGAACGATTTCCAGATCGTATACACGAGGAACGACCATGAGCGATGGACAACCTATGATGCGGCGCAGCATCACGAAAACGTCCTATGGAAGCTGGGTGACCTCGCTAATACAAATAAAGACAAAACCATCGTCGTCATGACGCACCACGCCCCCTCGTGGCAAGGCATAGACCCCAGCCACGGCGGAAGTAAAATCAGCGAGGGCTACGCGAGCAATCTAGAGCCATTCATCACCGCCCACCCCAACATCCGCTATTGGGTCCACGGCCACACCCATATCCGGCGCAGCTACGACGTGGCCCAGTGCAAGGTGATGGCCAACTGCCGCGGCTACGCCATCAACGGCGAAGCCAAAGGTTTCAACCCCGACGTCAGCTTTGAAGTGGAGCATCAGTCATGACCGGCCTTGAGTCCTTCTCCCTCTCCTTCCTTCAGTTTGCCGTCTGCGCCCTCATCGGCGTCGTCGTTGGTTTCTGGCTGGCGCGGAGCCGCCGCGGCAACTGAGGGTGCGACACCGCGCCACATTGTCAAACGGCCGCTGAGCGACTATCTTCCCTCAGACAGACGGAGCCCGCCCCATGCCACTCTCAGAAGATGACATCGAGCTGATCGCCTGTGCCCTTAAGCACCTACGAGAGGTGGTCGATGTCGACGTGGCAAAGCTAACCTGCCACAACATCCCAATGTTCAAGTTCGAGGCATTGGAAAAGATCGACAACCTCATCGACCGCGTGGAAAAGCAGTGATGGCAAACGCCGCTAAGCTCGCCGAGCAGCCCAGCGTCCGCATGCTTCTCACCGGCTTCCCCGGTTCCGGCAAGACGGGGTCCCTCGCTTCTCTCGCCAATGCCGGCTTCAAACTCCGCGTTGTCGACTTCGACGGGAACCCCGAGTCCCTACTCGCCTTCACGGACGAGTCGGCCCTAGCCAACATCGACATTGTCTCGCTAGAGGACCCGATCTCCGCGTCTGGCGCATTCGTAGGGGTCTCGGGCGTCCCCACCGCCTTCGTGAAGGGCGTGCGGCTGCTCGATCAGTGGCGCTATGAAGACCCAGACGGCGTCGATGATGGGAAGGGTAAGAAGTGGGTGGACCTGGGCAAGAGTAAGGACTGGGGCCCCGACACCATCGTTGTAGTGGATGGGCTGACGGGGATGGGCGCGGCCGCGTTCGCTCGCGCCAGGGCCATGGCGAATAAGACGCCTCAGAACACCACGCTGGCAGTCTGGGGCCACGCGATGGAGGAGCAGATGGCCTTCGTCAAGCGTCTCACCTCCGCGCAGAACAGACATCACGTCATCGTCATCTCCCATCTGAAGATGATCGGCCCGAAGGACATCCAGGCGAGTGACGACGCCCTTACGCGGGACCTGAAGGAGAGAGTGGCAGACCTCGTCCCTACCCGCTTCTACCCCTCCGCCCTGGGCCGAGCCCTGCCGGAGAACATCGCCGGAGAGTTCCCCGTCGTGGTCAACATCGAGAACGTGGCGCGGGGCAAGACGGTAACGCGGCGGTTCAACTTCTACCCGCGCCCGGACATGGACCTCAAGCTGCCGGTCAAGAAGATTGCAGAGCTGGGCGAGTTGGGCCCGCGTTCAGGTCTGCTAACCCTATTCAAGGCCCTCGGCGCTAACCCGCCACAACCGGAGAAAGCAGCATGACCACTAACTATCAGGACATCCTGAACGAGAGCTGGGACAACATCCAGCAGCAGGCCACCCTCCCCATCGGTTGCTGGCTCCTGCGCTGTCGTGGCGCTTCGATGCAGCCCCCGAAGAAGGAGGGCAACTCCCCCTCGGCCCTCTTCATCTACGAGGCGGTCGAACCCATGGAGGACGTCGAGCAGGCGGCCCTCGATGAACTGGGCAAGGACTACAAGTATGCCGAAAACCGTATCTTCAAGCGCTTCTGGGTGGAGACCGGCGCCGACAAGGACGGCATCCGCGCCCACATCGAGAAGCACGGGGTCTCCTGCGAGGGGATGACCATCGGTGAGTCGCTGAAGGCGGTGAAGGGCACCGACGTGGTGGCCTACCTAACCCAGAAGCAGTTCACCAACAACGCGGGCGAGACGAAGCTGGAGAACGAGCCGCAGAACTTCGTCGCGGCCGACTGAACGGGCAGCGCGGCACGCGCGACAAGCGGGCCCCTAGGGGCGGCGGTAAGGACCCGGCCGCCGCCCCACTACTTCTAAGGAGAGAACAATGCCTAAAGGAAATCCAGCCGGTTACCTGCCCAAGAAGGGGAAAGGCGCCGCTAAGAGAAAAGGGAAGGGCGCCCCGCCCAAGATGAAGGGCAACCCCATGATGAAGGCCGCCGAGATGGCCGAGCATATGAGGGGGAAGAAGAAATGAGCTCCTGTATCTACGTCCGGGCCCTCGGCTACGGCGGCATCTTACTGATAGCCTCCGGGGCCCACACCTGGCTCGGCCTTGCCGCCGCGCAGATTGTGGGCGGCCTAATGCTGATCTGGGCCTCTTGGGTCGAGGCGGTTATAGCTGAGGAGCGGAAGGAGGAGGAGAAGGCAAATGCCAAAAGGTAAAACAGGGATGCTGAACCGATCCTCCCACACTAGCAGGGCCCGGGCCGCTACGGCGGCGAAGCTGGCGGGCCTGCGCGGGAAGGAAGCGGGCACCACACGGAAGCGGTCCAGCTTCGACGCGGCCGTGAACATCGCCAAGCGCTTCAAGCCGGGGAAGGAGAAGAAGTGAACGACGGTCTTCCCCCAGTCGCCCTCCGAGAGGTGCCATCGCAGATGCCCGCGAGCGGGCACTGCAAGCTAGCCTTTGTCGGGGAGGCCCCGGGGGAGGAAGAGTGTGAGAAGTTCCGCCCCTTCGTTGGGCCGAGTGGTCGCGTGTTTGACGCCCTGTTGAGAGCTGCAAGTATCGATAGGTCTTCCGTGTTCGTGGGTAATGTTTTCTCAACGAAGCTGGAGGAGAACAAGGTCTCGAAGGAGCGGGCGAAGCGGGGTGCCGGGTGGGAGCCGTTCGTGGCTCGAAACTGCGAGCGTCTGGCGGGCGAACTCGCGACAGTAAGGCCGAACGTAGTGGTGCCGTTAGGCGGCACCGCCCTACTGGCCCTGCTCGGCACCCCGTCCATCGCGAAGTGGAGGGGCGGCCTCTGCTATGGTGCTGGCGTCTACGCCAGCACCAAACTGCTCCCGACCTGGCACCCGGCCGCGGTGCTCCGCCAGTGGAACCAGTTCCCCATCTGCATCGGGGACTACATCAAGGCGGCGATGGAGGCGGAGCGGGGCCCGCGGATCGCCTACCCGAAACGTAGCTTGAACATCGCCCCGACGATAGAGGAAGTCGAGGAGACCCTGGCCCGCTATGCGATGGCCGACCTCCTCAGTTGCGACATTGAGACTGGCTGGGGCCAAGTCCGCGGCGTCAGCTTCGCCCCCAATGCAGAGGAAGCGATCTATGTCCCCTTCATCAGTCTGGCGACCATTAATCGGAGCTACTGGCCGACTGCTGCCTTGGAGAAGCGGGCCTGGCTCGCGGTCAAGGGTTGTCTGGAGAGTGCGACACCTAAGCTTGGTCAGAACTTCGTCAACTACGACGTCGTCTGGCTTCTCGCGAAGATGGGCATTAAGCCAAATCAAGTTCGCGAGGACCTTCGCCTCCTCCACAAGGCGCTTGCCCCTGAACTACCGGCGAGCCTCGCCTTCATGGCGAGCGCCTACTCGGAACAAGGTGCGTGGAAAGCCTGGGTGAGCCACGGCGGAACGAAGAAGGTTGAGCGAGAGGAGAAGCGTGATGAGTAAGGAGAATGGACCTCTAGCAGGGCTCGAAAAAGGTGCGTTGGAGTTCTTCGCACACCTTCCGGGGCCCGAAACTATTAAAGATGCGGAGAAGGCGGTGTTCCAGGCGAACGTCCTGTCAATCGCGATCAGCTTGAGGCGTATCGCAGACGGTCTAGCGAAGAGAAAAGGAGACGGAGATGAGTGAGAAGAGCGGATTTTCCCTACTAGAGCCGGTTATCGTCGAGTCGCTTAGGGTCTTCCTGAAAATAAGCGACACGACCTATGAACAGAAGATGGCCGCCGCCGACGACGCCATCGCCCTCTCGGCGGCGATCAGCGCTAAACGACAGGCGGACAGCCTTGCGAAGATCAGCAAAATCCTCGCCGCCATTGGCGTCGTCATGATGGCGGAGAGGTTTCCAGAGAAGGCCGTCGCTGCGGTGGAAAAGGCGAAGCTAGAAAAGCTGGAGGGCCCGAAGGATGCCTACTGAACGCGCACTCGGCGCCCACCGCGAGTACACCCGCCAGCCAGACGGAAGCTGGCGGGTCGATCCCTGGGACGGCCGCTCTATCAACGATAAGGTGGAAGCCCTCGCGGGCTTCCTCGGCCTCTCCCTCACCGGACCCCACCTATCGACCGAGGCGGCCCTAACCAGCATCGCCATCACCCTCCGGCAGCTGGTCAACGCGCAGCTTTATAAGGAGCACGAGGCTATTCAGAAGGCGGCGATTATGGCACGAGAAGCGCCTAAGCCGCTCCCTCCCGACCTAGAGGACGCGGTGAAGATACACATCCCAAATAGGGCAACCCAGCGAGAGATAGTCGAGGCCCTGCAATACGCGCTGGGCGGCAACTTCAGAGGGTGGGACCATGCAACTCGGAAACGATGATGACGGTAACGTCGGGCTCTTTGCGCTTATTCTCCTCGTCTTCGTAGTGGGCTCCCTTCTGGGCCGGTGCTCAGCACCGGCCCAAGCCCACTCCTTCTACTCGAAGGAGTGCTGCCACGATAATGACTGCGCCCCTGTCACGCGGGTAGAAAATGCCGATAACGGACGATGGATGACCACCATCCACGGGAGGGTCTTCGTCCCGTGGGGCTTCAAGCCTGTTTACCCGGCGCCCGATGGCGCCCTTCACCTTTGTGTCGTGCGTCCAGCTACCGGCGTAGCACCACGTTGCATCTACGACGGAGCGGGGTACTGATGCTGTTCAAGATGCTTTATGGTTTCGTCGTGGCCCTCAAGACGACGGTTCGGCATGCTAGCGCCGGCATCTATGATGGGGACGGCTTCCGGATTGTCCTCTACTGCCCGGACAAGGCGTGCCGCGATTTCATCATCGCCACGATGAAAACCGACGTGCGGTTCGCCCTCACCTCGCCTGACAAGCTGGGCTCGGGGCACAGCGACTGGCAGGTAGAGGGCGTCCCGCTCGACATTAGGGTGAGCCGTGTGCAGGAGACTTGGGACGGTGAAGTGAGGGACGTCCGTGAAGGTTGACCTAGAGCAGGCCCAGGCCCTTAGCGGCGAGCTGAAGTTCGCCGCATACTCCTGCCTCGACACGACGGGGACGAGGGAAATCTTCGACGTCCTCAAGCCGCGCCTCAACGCGGACCAGCACCGCATCTACGAGTGGAACAAGCGGCAGCTGGCCCCGTCCCTCGCGATGACCCTCCGAGGCCTCCGGGTGGACGTGACCGCGCGGACCCAAGCCGCGAAGCGGCTTGGGAAAGAGAAGGAGCGGCTAGAGGCCCGGATCGGGCAGCTTCCTGCCGTGCTGGAGCTGTGGGACGGGTGGGAGCTGGAGACGGGCCCCTGCGACGTGGTAGGCTTCGCCCCCAGTGGTAAGAGGAAACTGCACAAATGGCCGCGTCCATCCGTCAAAAGCGAGAAGTTGCCTACCGAGAATATGACCTGCTTAGTGTGCCTCGCGCCACGCCGAAAGTACAAACCGTTCGAGCCCGGTTCCGACGATCAAGTAAAGCATTTGCTGTACGACTTGCACAAAATGCCCCACCGTTACAACAAGGAGGGGAACCTGACGACGAATGAGGAGGCCCTCTCCTCGCTAGTCGAGATGGAGTCCCCGCGGAAGTGGAAAGGAACGCAAGCGCTATGTCAGGCCCTTCTGGACCACCGGGACCTAGTGAAACAACTTGGGTTCTTAAATGCGAAGTTATCCCCGGCAGGCCGGTTTCATGCGAGCTTCAATGTAGCTGCGGCGTGGACGGGAAGGTGGTCATCTTCGAAGGACCCGTTTGGAGTTGGCTCCAACTTACAGAATGTTGGCGAGCAGCATCGCCATATCTTCCTCGCCGACCCAGGATATACCATGTTCTATGCCGACCTCAAGACGGCGGAGAGCCTCCTGGTCGCCTACCTGAGTGGTGAGCTGGGCTATATCGAGGCACACAAAGGGGACGTCCACACCTATGTCTGCAGGCTGCTGTGGCCAGATGTCGCATGGACTGGCGACATTCTGCGTGATAAGAAGATTGCGTCGACGACGCTTCCCACATGGGACGCCGTGCCGGGCCATGATCTTCGTTTTCAATCGAAACGGGTGCAGCACGGGTCGAATTATGGCCTTACACCCTACGGGATGGCGCGAATTGCGCATATCCCAGTCGCAGTGGCTGCGGCGGCCCAGAAGAGCTACTTCGAGGCCTTCCCCATGATCCGCGAGTGGCAGAAGTGGATCGCGGGCGAGGTGAAGGAGTCCCGCCCCCTATACAACCACCTCCGCCGCGTGGTCTGGCTGATGGGCCGCCCCTGGGACGATCACACCCGGAAGCAGGGCCTCTCCTTCTCCCCCCAGGGCGGGGTGGGCGACATCTTGAACATCGGTTTGTACAGGGTCTGGAAAGAGTGCGACCCTTGGTTGGTTCAGCTTCTTGCTCAGGTTCACGATGCCATCCTAGGGCAGTTTCCGACGCCTGAACGTGATGCTGCGCTGGCGGCCCTGCGCCGGCTCATGCGCGTTGTCAACCCCGTGACAGACTTCCAGGGCGTCACCCGCGAGATGGTCATTCCGATTGAAATAGCTACTGGCACTAATTGGGGTAAGGCTAGCAAAGAGAACCCACTCGGGTTGAAGGAGGCGGTGTGAGCAGACAGGCGGCAAGACGGGCGGCGCCTCCCAAGCGCCGGGCGAAGGCCTCGACCACGCGACGGGCTCCTGCTAGGGTGGCGGTGGCGGGACTACCCCAAAGGAGTCCCATGGCACATCGTCCCCTCGCTCAGCTATCCGACAACGACTTCGCCGGCCTCTTCCAGCAACTGGGGCCCGCCTCCATGGCCCAGCGCTTCGGCGTCGCCGTCCAATCGGTCAACCAGCGGAAGCTCAACGTCGAGGCCCGGCTGGGGGTCCGCCTCACCGGCCCAAACTCCCCGGCGCCCCCCGTTGAGGTCAGCCAATCCCACGTCGAGGCCCCCCTGGAGGACGGCATCTGCATGGTGGGAGGAGACGGCCACTACTGGCCTGGGGTCTCCTCAACCGCCCACCGCGCCTTCGTCGCCTTCATCGAGGAGATGAAGCCGAAGGTGGTCATCTTCAACGGAGACGCTGTCGATGCAGGCACGATATCGCGTTTCCCCCCGATTGGGTGGGAAAATATACCTAGCCTTGCTGATGAACTCGCGGTTGTCTCGGAAAGGCTTGGTGAGATTGAACGAGCGTCTGCGAAGGCGCGAAGGCTTTGGCCTCTCGGCAATCACGATGCTCGATTTAATAATCGCCTCGCGTCGGTTGCGCCGGAGTACCGTGGCGTACCGGGGACTCGTCTCGTCGAACATTTCCCCCTCTGGGAGCCTTGTTGGTCCGCAGAGGTGGGCGGGGCGAGGGGCGCGGTGGTCAAGCATCGCTTCAAGGGAGGCATCCATGCGCCGCATAACAATGCGCTTTGGTCCGGGCGGACGATGGTTACGGGCCACCTTCATAGCCAGAAGGTCACGCCCCTCACCGACTACAACGGAACACGGTGGGGGGTTGACGCTGGGTGTCTGGCTGCGGTGGGGGGCCCGCAGTTCAACTACGCGGAGTCGAACCCCCAGAATTGGCGCGGGGGCTTCTGTGTGCTAACCTTCCGTGACGGCGCCCTCCTCCCCCCGGAGCTGGTCACGGTAATGGATGAGAAGGCGGGGGAGATTTGGTGGCGTGGCGAGCTGTATGTTGTATGAGAAGGACACATCGGGCGAGACGTGGTGGTGTAACTCTCACAACCGCAGAGCGACCCACATCGGCCCCCAAGGCCACCACTGTGACCCGGACCTAGGCGGCATCTTGCTACCATGTTTCGCAGTGAACTTAACCGGACTGATCGAGATAGAGGAGAAGACGATGTCTGAAGACGCGAAGATGCACGACGGACTCCCCGTGAAGGGCTACAAGGCGCAGCCCGCCTCGGCCGTCGCGACGGTCAACTTGCATAAAGAGATGGAGGAGCAGCTCCTCCGCATCATCGACGCCTACAAGAAGAACCCGGCCGTCGACAAGCGTTGGCTGAACATCGCCCGGACGGACCTTGAGAAGGGCTTTATGGCGCTCAATCGTGCTATCTTCCAGCCTGGGCGTGTGGCCCTACCTAGCGACACCGAAAACGCGACGCCCCCTCAAGGAGGCGGCCCCGATGCCACACCCCCTGCGCGCTGACATCGGCGGCGTCTCCCTATCAATCGACCAGCTTTGGCGGGCTGAGAAGGGAACCGTTTGTGGAGGGTTCACCGTCTACAACGGGGAGGTGACGGGTTGCGCGCCCGTCTTTCGCAAGCGCGTTCGTTCTGCGGGAATGAACGCCGGCTACGTGATCCGTCAGCTAGAGAAGGACGGGTGGAAGGTGGAGAAGGTCGATGAGACTAAGACGGACGGCTAGGCTACTGGCGCGGCTTCTGCCGCCCTCACGGGCCCCCGATCTGGTGATCGGCGGCGAGGAGAACCCCTACCTCTCGCGGTGGTATCTCCTCCCGAAGAACTACTACTTCAACATCATGGTCCACGAGTACCACCGGAGCGACGATGACCGAGCCAACCACGACCACCCCTGGTGGAACCTGTCCTTCGTCCTTCGAGGTGGTTTTATGGAATGGTCTGGACCCTACGACGAAGGGGGTGTTTTTCTGCGCGTGCAGGGGGACGTGGTTCGGCGAAGACCAGAAGCCGCCCATCGGATTGAGCTGTTTGATAAGCGGCCTGTTGCGCCCGTTACCCTCTTTCTCACGGGTCCCAAGGTTAGAGAGTGGGGCTTCTGGTGCCCGAAGGGCTGGCGCCACAACGCCGAATTCCACGCCGATGGGGACCCGACGCGGATAGGGAAGGGGTGCGATTGATGGGGGCGATGTCGGTCTGGGACCAAGTGCGGCAGATCGCCGTCGATAGCACGATGGCGACCCTCGTCAAGGTCTTCATCACCTTCCCCGTGACCCTCGTCGTCCTCGACGTCGCCATCAGGATGGGGGTGGCGGAGATGGCCGGCTACAATAGGCCCACCCGCGGGCAGACCCTTCTCCTGGCGGCCGCGATTGTGCTACTATCGTAGAAAGGAGAACGACAGATGCCACGCTACCGCTACACCCTCGACATAGACAGCGAGGATAACCCTCTCGACACCCTTAACTGGCTGGCTTATGCCCTCCGACTTGGCTGGGGCGCGAAGGAGGCGGCGATACTGGACCACCGCCCCTTACCCTCCTGTGAAATCTTCTATGACGAGGCTAACCCGCTGACGCCGCCTCGCGGCGCAAATATGGAGGTAAAACGTGATTAAGGCCCTCTATAGATATTACCGATACAATGATGTAAGCTGGACCCCACCAATAACGGAGAGAGCTATGCGTACCTATGACAAGGCCAAGCTGCGCGCCGGAGGCGCCGCGAGAGGGGCCGCCCTCGGCTTCGTCGCCATCGCAGTCGTGCTGGCGGGCGGCTATTCCATGCTGCAGTGTAGCCGGGACAAGGGCACCCCTGCGGCGGTAACCAAGCCGGCCCCGAAGCCGGCCATCAAGAAGGCCCCAACCCAGAAGAAGAAGGCACCCCCTGCCAAGGCCATCGTCACCTATGATCCGGCCGTCTTCGACTGGCAGGCCGTGGAGCGTTGGAAGTACTAACTGACGGAGGCGGGAATGAGCGACATCGAGGAGACGCTGAAAGAGCGCGGCGCCCGTTATGGGCGCTTCGCTGACCACGCTTATCTGGCGCAGAAGCTGAAGGACACACTCCGGTTCGGGCCGGGCCCCGATGGCGGGGCCTGGGAACGGCTCGCCCCCGACCAGAAGCAGGCCCTAGACACCATCATGGACAAGGTGGCCCGTATATTGAATGGGGACCCCAACTACCCCGACAACTGGCACGACATCGCCGGCTATGCGAAGCTCGTCGATGACCGGCTAGAGGCCGAACAGCTTCCCCCCAAAAGCGACGAACAGTGAGACGACGGCCGAGATGACAGCCGTTATCACCTTGCCCTGGGCCTCCTGCGCCACTAGCGCCTTCTCGATGATGATGAGCCGCTCTTGGATGGACGCGGTGGCGAGGTCGGCCAGCTCCCTCGGGTAGTAGGTCGCCTGCATCGTCCGGAGCCGCTCCGCTTCCCCGTTGAGGATTTCCAACCGCCGGTGGTTCTCCGTCGCCTGTAGGTCGAGGGCCAGCTTCAGGGCCGAGGCCCGCTCGTCGAGGATGCGGAGGGTGTGGTCCACCCGCTGGAGAAGATGCTCCTTTAGGGTCACCGTATCGACTGTTATAACTTCATCGGTCATTCCACATCTCCTCTCCGGTAGCGGGGCTCCCGCCCCTTCGGCGGCGTCATGAGGGGCTTCTTCAACCAGCCCTTGTGCTCAGTGTTCATAAACTGCATGAGGCCGGGCCCAAAGGGCCGGCGCTCAGACCCCGTCTGCATCAGGCGGATCGCGGCATCCTGCGCCTCGATCATATCGCGGAACAGCTCGCGCTTCTTCGTCGAGTCCTTCTCCGTCAGGAAGGCCTTCTCCAGCCGCGACGCCTCCCCCTGGACGGTCTCGATCTGGCCCTTCAGCCGATCATGTGCGCGCGAGACGGCCGTCCCCTGTACCTCCTCCTCCCCCTCCGCGACCTTCGCTTCTGCGTCGCTGCCTCCGGCAGCGACGCCCGCTGCGGCGCCCGCGCCTCCCAGCAACTCGACGCGGCCCTTGTCGGACAACTCCTTCAGCTTGTTCTTAATCATCTTCCCGGTAATGACGGGGTCGCCCGTGGTAGGGATGCCCAACTCTCTTTGCAACCTTTGCGCTAGCTCCGCGTGGTTGGCGCCGGCGAGGTGCTCCTTTATGAGGAGGTCCTCAATCGGAGGGTGGTTTATCTGCGTCTGGGCTTGCTCACGCATAGTCAGCATCTTGGTGCGGGCCACCCCTCTATTCTCTTGCATCCTAGCCCGATCCGCCGCGCTGGTGCGGCCGCCCAGCCCTGTTGCTGGGACCTCACCCTCGGGCGTCTGGACGGTGGCGGGCCCCTTCTTCCCCTTCGGGATGGCGCCGAAGGCGCCCAACTCTGTCCCGCCGCTGTTATGCTTCATCCACACCCGCCACGCGGCGGCCTTGTCTGCCATCTCCATGAGGGCGGGGTCCTCGGCGCTCTTCGCTAGCTTATCGACGGAGGGGTGGGAGCCCGCCTCCTTCGCGCCCTGGGCCGCTGCGCGGCCCTCGCCCTGGAGGGCCTGCATCTCCTTAACGACGGCCTGAAGCTCGGTGTTGAACTCGGCCGGGGCCGCCTGCTTCATCGCGGCGATGGCCTCGGGGCCCGCCGGTGGCGGCTTCCCCGCGAAGCTGGAGAGGCCGCGGCCACCGGCCGCGGCCCGGACTGAGCCCGCCGGGCCGACCGACTCCAGGATGGTGCCTAGGCCCTCGCGACCGACCGGGGAGTTGGGGTCTTGCTCGCCTGGCCGGTAGTTGCGGGCGATGTCCATCCCCTTCTCGGAGACGTGCTTGGCCGTCCCCACGGCGAGGTCGGCCGCCCCGGCGAAGGGGTTCGGCGCGTCCTGGTCGGGGAAAGGCTGGTTCTCGGTCGGTAGCCGCTGGTTGTAGACGGTCGACTGCTGGCCGGGCGGTGCCGAGTAGAGGTCGGCCATCTTCCCCCCTAGCGCCTTCAGCCCCCGAACGGAGGCGAGGCTGCCGGGATCGGTGAACATCCGCATGACCGTGTCGAAACGCGGGTGCGCGCGACGGAGGGTCGAGAGGGGGTCCTCTTCTCCTCCCGAGACGGGGTCCGCGGCCGGAACTAGCTGGTCAAAGGGGCTGGCCATTACTGCGTCGAGAAGGGCACGCTGGGGCCCTCCTCCTGCTCCTTCTTATAGCGGTCCATGTATCCCTTCATCGAGCGGTTGTAGGTCATCTCCTGCAGCGTGGAGTAGGCGCGGAGCTTCTTGAGGAACTGGTAGCTCTCCGTCACATTCTGCGGCAGCCGCGTCATGAGGATGGCTTCGG